AGTTGCTTCCATTATTAAACCTCGTAAGTGTAAGATAATCAATTTACCTAATGGTTATAAAGATGCCAACGATATGCTTCTTAAAAACAAACACCAAGAATTTGTTAGAGCTTGGTGGGATGCTCAAGTCTATACCCCAAGTGGTATCATTAGAGTTTCAGAAAAGAAGAAAGAGTTTTTCAATAGACCAAAGAAAGAAAGTGTTCCTTATCCTTTCGAAGGTCTTAACAAAAAACTTATCGGTATGCGACAAGGCGAGTTAGTTACTATCACAGGTGGCACAGGTCTTGGTAAGTCAAGTGTCACTAGAGAAATAGAACATTGGCTCGTCAATAAAACAGATGACAACGTGGGTATCATTGCCCTTGAAGAAGACTGGAGAAGAACAGTCGATGGTATTCTAAGTATTGAAGCGAATGCTAGGCTTTACATAGACCATATCCGGGAAGAGTTATCATCTGAAACTTTGGATGTTATGTATGAAAAAATCTTTGGTAAAGATAAAGTATTTATTCATGCTCACTTCGGGACTAACGATATTGAAGATATCTTTTCTAAGCTTCGTTATCTTATTGTCGGCTGTGATTGTAAGTGGGTGGTCGTAGACCATTTACATATGCTAGTGACAGCTCTGTCTGAGAATGATGAACGTAGAGGTATTGATAACATCATGACTAGACTTAGAAGTATGGTCGAGGAAACAGGAGCAGGTATTATTCTGGTCTCACACCTCAGACGTGTGGATGGTAACAAAGGACATGAGAATGGTATCCAAGTTAATTTAAGTCATCTAAGAGGCTCTAACAGCATTGCACAATTATCTGACTGTGTGATAGCCCTTGAAAGAAATCAACAGGCTGACGATGAAAGAGAGTCTAGAACGACACGTTTAAGAGTGTTAAAGTCTAGATACACTGGTGATGTTGGATTAGCTTCTTCCTTGCTTTATGATAAAGATTCAGGTAGACTAACAGAGTTTGATGAAGCTGACTTCAGTGGTATTGATGATGAGTTTGAACCAGACATACCTTTTTAGATTATGAAAAGTTTAGTATTTGATATCGAAACAGATGACCTAAATGCTACAAAAGTCTGGTGCATTGTGGCTATAGATGAAAATAATAAAGTCTATAGCTTTCATGGCGATACCATTGAAGATGGTTTAATTCTTCTCAATGAAGCAGAGATGCTCATTGGACATAATATTCTTGGTTTTGATATCCCTATCTTAGAAAAACTATACGATTGGACACCGAATGCCTCCATAAAAATAATTGATACTTTGGTGTTGAGTAGGCTTTTTAATCCTACACGAGAAGGTGGGCATAGTTTGGAGAGATGGGGTATCAAACTTGGAATGCACAAGTTAGATTTTTCTGATTTCACAGAGTTCTCTGATGATATGTTGAAGTATTGTATCGCTGATACCAAGCTCAACAAGATTTTATTTCAAGCACTACGTAAAGAAGCTATGGGATTCTCTAAAGAAAGTATTAATCTGGAACATGACATTACAAGAATTTTAACCAAACAAACTAAAGATGGTTTTGCATTTGATTTTAAATCAGCTACATTTCTTATCAGTAAATTCAATAAACTTCTAAAAGAAACAGAAGATAAAGTTCACGAAACATTTAAACCAAAATGGGTAGACGATAAAGTTGTTTCACCTTACACGAAAAAAGATGGGACTTTATCTCGTAGAGGATTGACAGATGAGGAATATAACTCTATAATAGAAGGTTTGCGTCCTAATAAACCTTTCATGCGTAAAACTCTACAGGAGTTTAACTTAGGTTCAAGAAAGCAGATAGGAGAATATCTTACAGATTTTGGCTGGAAGCCTAGAAAGTTTACTCCAACAGGACAACCTATTGTAGATGAAGCTACTCTAAAAGAAGTAGAGCATATACCAGAAGCAAAACTTATTGCTGATTTCTTACTATATCAAAAGAGATTAGCACAGGTCCAATCTTGGCTCGATGCGTTGGCAGATGATGAACGTATTCATGGTTCTGTTATTTCTACAGGGACAATTACGGGTAGAATGTCCCATAGAAATCCTAACGTTGCTCAAGTGCCTAGTGTAAAGAGCAAGTTTGGTGAGGAATGTCGAGCCTGTTGGACTGTTCCAGAAGGCTACAAGCTTGTTGGTGTTGATGCTTCAGGCTTAGAGCTAAGAATGTTAGCTCATTATATGGATGACGAGGAGTATATAAATGAAATTATCGATGGAGATATTCACACAACTAACCAACAAATTGTTGGACTTAAATCAAGAGATAAGGCTAAAACATTCATCTATGCACTTATCTACGGAGCAGGAGACGAAAAAATTGGCAAAATTGTTGACGGAAATAAAGCCGATGGTAGAGAACTTAAACAACGTTTTCTTGCTGGTCAACCTGCATTTAAATCTCTTAGAGAACGAGTGCAAAGAGCAGCTCAAAAAGGATTCCTCAAAGGACTAGATGGTCGTAAGATTATACTGAGACATCAACATGCTGCTTTAAATACTTTACTACAAGGTGGAGGAGCAATCGTTATGAAGAAAGGTTTATGCATACTTGACGAAAGATTAAGATTAGCTAACATAGATTATAAGTTTGTTGCCAACATCCATGATGAATGGCAGATTGAAGTAAGAGAATGTCAAGCAATGAGAGTAGGCGAGTTAGCAGTTGAATCTATTCGAGATGCTGGTAAGTATTTTAACATGCGTTGTCCTTTGGATGGCGAATATAAAATAGGGAGTAACTGGAGTGAAACCCATTAATATACCTAAAGATTATATATCTCGAAAAACTTCGACCATTGATTTTGGTTATGAAGAAAGTGAGATTGATGGGTATTTAAAACCAATACCAGAACAGTTAAAGCTTCTTTATACTGCTGAACAAAAAATAAAACAAGGTAAATCTACAAGAGTTGTTGCTCGTTGGTTATCAAAAAAGAGCAATAGATATATAAGTCACGTTGGTCTTTGGAAACATGTAACGAATAAAACATCACATGAATTTACCAAAGTTTGTAACCAACAAAAAGAAGGCTATATTTATATCTTAACCAACCCGGCATGGCAAGATTGGGTTAAAGTTGGCATGGCTGTGGACCCTGAAGATAGATGTTCTACTTTTCAAATAGGTTCACCATTTAGGGATTATGATATATTTTTTACTAAGTTTTTTAAGGATAGACAAAAAGCAGAAAGCAATCTACACAAATTGTTAAAAAAAGAAGCAGAGAAATTTAATGGCGAATGGTTTAAAATTTGCAAAACTAAAACACAGAGGTTAATAGAAAATTATGAAACCAAATAAAGAAGATAGAAAAAAGTTTGACCTAGACTTAGAATATGGTCAAGTGCGAGAAGATAAGATAGCAGACATGCTTCAAGATAAAAAGATTGAAGTTAAATCTGAACGTGATATTTGGCAGAGCACAGGAAACATTGCAATCGAATATGAATGCTATGGAAAGCCTTCAGGAATTAAAGCCACAGAATCTGATTATTGGTTTCATAATCTTTGTATTGGTGATAATATATTCTGCAGTTTAGTTTTTGATACAAAAGTATTGAAAAAGCTAGTAGATAAACTCGATACTTTTAGAACAGTATCCGGTGGAGATAATAACGCAAGTAAAATGTATCTTGTAAATTTACCTAAGTTGTTTTCATCAGATGTAATAAAAGCATTTAAGGAATTAGAAAATGAAAAAGAAAACAGTTGAAACACTTGTAGATGATATCTATAAAGTTATTGGTTCTTTAGCCGATAATAAACCTATAGAAATATCTGAACAAGACTACGAAGACTTTGGTAAGGCTATGTCGGATGCATTAAGACATTGGGCAACTCCTTCATCAGAAGCTAAACCAACAATTAGAATGTCTAACGTTGGTAAGCCATTGAGAAGATTATGGTATGATTTAAATTTAGAAAAGAAAGAAGAACAAAAACTATCTTCACCTATCTTTATTAAGTTTTTATATGGTCATTTACTTGAGGTTCTTCTTTTATTCTTTGTTAAACTTTCTGGACACAAAATAGAAAATGAACAAAAAGAAATAAGTATTTCAGGTATCAAAGGACATATGGACTGTATGATTGATGGTGAAGTTATAGATATTAAATCGGCTTCTGGTTATGCTTTCAAGAAATTTAAAGAAGGCACACTCGGAGAGGAGGATGCGTTTGGTTATCTATCGCAGTTAGCTGGATACGAACATGCAGAACAAACCAATAAAGGTGGTTTTCTTGTTATGAATAAAGAGACAGGAGAACTGACAACTTTTATTCCTGATGATTTAGATAAACCAAACATTACAACAAAGATTAAAACTGTTAAATCAGCTATTGCTAAAAAGACACCACCTCAAAGGTGTTACAATCCTATACCAGATGGAGCTGCCGGGAACATGAAGCTTCCTAGAGATTGTGTTTGGTGCCCATATAAGTTTGAGTGTCATAAAGATGCTAACGATGGACAAGGATTAAGAGTGTTTGAATATGCTAAAGGTAATGCATACTTGACACACATAGAAAAAGTACCTAATGTTAGGGAGATAACATAATGAATGGTAGAAAATCAAAAAAAGTAAGACATAAAGCAAAGCTTTTGTTTATTGAATGGATTGGTTCTTTTTTAAAAGAAGAAGATAAAAAACAAATTAATTTACAAAACTTTACAGAGCTTTTGCCTGACGAAACCCATGTATATGCCAATAGAAGATTAATGCATTCAGCATTTTCTTTTAGATGGTTCATCAAGTATGTTAAAATCTTAAGCAAAAATAAGGCTATAGATGATATCAAACTTACAGATGTGATGGAGTATGCGAGGGTATCGTAAGCCTAGAAAGATAAGACCTGTTGAAAAAGATATACCTAGTGGATACGATTCCAAATGGGAATATAATTTACATCAGACTGTCTTAAAAGAATGGGAACATCATGGCGACAAAGTCAATTACATAGTTGAACATAACTATGAGCCAGACTTTATCAAAGTCATAAATGGTATTGAATATCTTTTAGAAGCCAAAGGTCGCTTCTGGGACTACAACGAATACAACAAGTATGTTTGGATTCGTAAGTCTTTAAAAGATAATCAAGAATTGATATTTTTGTTTTCTAATCCTTATGCTCCAATGCCTCAAGCAAAGAGACGTAAAGATGGAACAAAAAGAACACATGCTGAGTGGGCAGAGAAAAATAATTTTAAATGGTATACGGAGGAAACATTACCCGATGAATGGAAAATATAAATTTAACGAAGATAAAATAATAAAACAAATAAAAGAATATGTTGATGGCACTTACAATCAGCACTATGCTAATGGTAAGTATCAAGCAACAGATATGATAATTGATGCCGGACACGGAGAAAGTTTTGCTATCGGGAATATCATGAAATATGCTATGAGATGTGGTAAAAAAGATGAAAAGAAAAAAGAGCTTATGAAAATAGTGCATTACGCAATCATAGCTCTATACATAGAGGAAAATAATGGAAGATAAAATAGGTTTAAAACAATATTTGGGTATAAATATTGATTATAATAAAGAAAAAGAGTTGGATAAATTTACTTTAGACACTCTTTATGACAGATATTTATTTGAAGAAGGAGGTGAAACACATGCTCAAGAAGCTTTTGCAAGAGCTGCAGTATATGGTGCAACGTATAAATCTGTTACGGACTTTGATTTGGCTCAGAGACTTTATGAGTACAGTTCTGATAGGTGGTTCATGTTTAGCACTCCTATCCTTTCTAATGGTGGAACCAGCAGAAACGGGCATAAGGCAAGGGGTCTTCCTATTAGCTGTTTCCTCAATTATGTTCCTGACTCTAGGGATGGTTTGTCTTCTCATTACGATGAAAATATATGGTTGGCTAGTTCAGGTGGAGGGATTGGTGGATATTGGGGAGATGTTAGGAGTAATGGTATTTCTACTTCTAACAATAGTCGTTCTACTGGTTCAATTCCTTTCATAAAAGTTGTTGATTCTCAAATGTTAGCCTTTAATCAAGGCACAACAAGAAGAGGTTCTTACGCAGCCTACATGAATATAAGTCATCCAGAAATAGAAGAGTTTATAAACTTTAGAAAAGAATCAGGTGGCGACATTCATCGTAAATGTTTAAACCTACACAATGGTATCAACATAACCAATGCATTCTTAGATGCTGTTAAGAGAGACGATGATTGGCGATTAGTTGACCCAAAGACCAACAAGGCTGTTAAGACAGTTAAGGCTAGAGATTTATGGTGGCAAATCTTAAATGTTAGAGCCGAGACTGGTGAGCCTTACATGGTCAATATAGATACCTGTAATGAAGCCATGCCTAAACAACAAAAAGACTTAGGCTTAGATATTAAACAGAGTAATTTATGTTCAGAAATAACACTACCTACCAACGAAGAAAGAACAGCAGTCTGTTGTTTATCTAGTGTCAATCTAGAATACTTCGATGACTGGAAAGACCATCCTCATTTTATCGGGGACTTAATCACCATGTTAGATAATGTGGTGCAACATTACATAGACAATGCGATAGATGTTGAAACCTTGGGAGGCTACAATGCCAACTACAAAAGGTTTAGTAATCACGTTAATCCTGATAAAAAGCCTTTCACTAGGTCAGCATTCTCAGCATATCGAGAAAGGTCATTAGGTCTGGGAGCTATGGGCTTTCATGCTTATTTGCAAAAGAATAATATTCCTTTTGAGAGTATGTTTGCTGCTAGTTTTAACAATCAAGCCTTTAAGCATATTAAAACACATGCTAAGAAAGCTTCAAAGTTCTTGGCTGAGATTAGAGGTGAAGCACCAGACGTAGCCGGTACAGGCTTAAGAAACGCACACTTACTTGCTGTAGCTCCTAATGCCTCGTCAAGTATTATTTGTGGTGGCACATCGCCTAGTATCGAGCCTTACAGAGCCAATGTCTTTACGCATAAAACATTGACAGGCTCGTATCAAGTTAAAAACAAACACTTAGAAAAAGTATTAAAAAGTAAAGGTTTAAAAGCAGAAGAAATAAATAATCTATGGAAAGATATCTTTGCTAACAATGGTTCTGTACAACACTTAGATATTCTTGATGATAATGAAAAAGAAATATTTAAGACAGCAAATGAGATTAATCAGATTTGGATTATTGAACATGCTCATCAAAGACAAGAATATATTTGTCAGAGCCAGAGTGTTAATCTTTTCTTTACTTTACCGAAGGCTACAGAGCCTCAAGAAGTGCACGATGAATACTTACAATACATTAATGATGTTCACTGGGCAGGAATGCATAAGTTAAAATCTTTATATTATTTAAGGTCAGATGCTGCAAGAGCTGCAGAAAATGTTAATATTAAAATACCTCGAATCAAATTAGACGAAGAGGGTTGTATTGCTTGTGAGGGATAATTATGGCAGCTAAATGGAATAACGCAACAACACATGTCTCTGTTACTGGTGTTAGAGGCAAGAAAACATCGCAAGGTAGAAAGAACTTAGCAACTTCTACTATGAACAAAAACTACAAAAGAAACTTTAAGAAATATAGAGGACAAGGCAAATGACCAGATGGGATAAAAGAGTTAAAAAACCTAATTGGGAGTCCCTAATCGATTGGGAAAAAGTAAACAATGCTCTTGTTATGTGGGTAGTAACACCAAACTGCATTTTAGAGAGAGCTAAAGAACGTGGGGTAACTTTGAACGCTAATAGAGAACAAATATATGAATTCTGTTATCAGACAAAAAGAGGTTATGACATGGATATGATTAAAAGTCATTTTAAAGACTTTGTTATAGAAAACTTAATGACAGAATATGGAGGAAAAGAAAATGAGTCTACTAAGTAAAAGAGAATATTATAAACCTTTCGACCATCAATGGATGTTCGATTATTATGTGCTACAAAATCAAATGCACTGGATGCCTGAGTCAGTACCTTTGCACACAGATGTTAAGGATTGGCAAGAGCTATCAAACGATGAAAAGAATTTATTGACACAAATATTTAGATTATTTACGCAGTCTGATGTTGACGTTGGTTCGGGCTACATAGATAAATACATGCGTATCTTTAAAAAGCCTGAAGCTCGTATGATGATGGCTTCGTTTGCTAATATGGAATCTATTCATCAACATGCTTATAGTCTGTTGTTAGATACTGTAGGAATGCCTGAGAACGAATATAAAGCCTTTGCTGAGTATGAGGCTATGGCAGACAAGCATGATTATGTCGGGAACTTTAAGCCCTCTAAAGCCAACAAAAAGAGTATAGCTAAAACACTAGCAGTCTATTCTGCTTTTACTGAAGGCTTACAACTCTTTTCAAGCTTTGCAATCTTATTAAACTTTCCAAGGTTCGGTAAGATGAAAGGTATGGGTCAAATAGTAACCTATAGCATTAGAGATGAGTCTATGCACGTTGAAGCTATGACCAAGCTCTTTAGAGAGTTTATACAAGAGAATCTAGATATTTGGACAGATGAGTTCAAGAAAGAAATTTATGAGATATGTCGAGAGATGGTTAGTCTTGAAGACAAGTTTTTAGACCTAGTATTTGAGATGGGAGATATACAGGGTCTAACAAAAGAAGATATGAGAAAATACAATCGCTATATAGCCGATAGAAGATTATTACAATTAGGATTAAAAACTAACTATGACCAAAGAGAGAATCCTTTACCTTGGTTAGATGAAGTTATGGGTGTTGAACATCAAAACTTCTTTGAAGGTAGAGCTACTTCTTATATGAAGGCAGGTCTTAGAGGCAGACAAGGCGATGTGGAGTTTAAGGATGTCGTATGAAATCAAAGGAAGCAAACATTATAAGTTGGAAAATACTTATAGATGAAAAGAACAATATTATTACTGAAATCAGTCAAGTTCCTGAAGAGAAAGTAGAAGAAATATTTGGTGAAGATTCTAGATATGTTTTAGCAATACTTAAAAATGCTAAAGTAAAATTAGATGCTTTACACTATGAGCTTCAAAAATATTTGAAAAGCTTATAATATTTTTTTACAGCCCTTGGCTTTAGCTCTTCCAAGCACTTCGAAGTTATTAGCAACTACTGAGGCAGTTAAGAGTGTGCTTAAAGACAAGCTGTCATCGTTTAGTTTGTTTGGTGGGAATAGTTGAAATGTTGGAATAAAAACAATAGCTTTATGTCTAATTAAATCACTTGTGTCTGGCTTTCGAGGTAGTAAAATATTTGCTTCATAAACACAATTGTATTTAGTAGCTTCCATAGTAGTATAGACATCTAAAGCTTGTAGGGTCCAGAAAAGCTTCCAGTGCCAAGGAGACACTGTTTCTTTTTCTTCTAATTTAATATTGAATCTTTCTGTTTCAAAGACAGGTGCTTTATAGTGTATTTTTTCTAAGTATTCTTTACTGTAGGGTGCTTTAGTAATCTTCCAGTATATGTCTGGTTTATCAGCATAAAGACTAAAACACGAAAGCAAGACTAACCATGTCTTCACTTTTCTCTCGAAACATTCTGAACTTTTTCTATGGTTCTCATGCCTCCTAATCCGAGCATACCCAACAGAACAGTCATGAGACTGCTCATGTCAAACTCCGGAAGAGCCACCTGATAGCCTGAAAGGGATAGGACAAAAACCAGTATTGGTTGAAGAATGAAGTGATACGCAAGTGCAGAAGCACAGCACCAGCCAACAAATGGTCGCCATCCAGCAACAAACATGTTTTTGTGAGCAGCTTCAACTTTATTAACTTCAAGTTGAGCCATGTTTGCTTTATGTAGTTCAGTATTAAGTTCATGTTGTAGTTTAGCCTTTAAATCTTTATCGGCTACGAATTTGTCCAGTATCTTACTTACTGGTTCTATTAATTTATCAATCATCGTTTAACTCCAATTCTAAATCTATAACTTCTTTTATAGATTTTAATATTTCATTAGGAATATCAACATCAAAAGTCTTCAAATAATATTGAGACTTTTCATCCATACCTGAGATTTCTAAGTCTAAACAGGCTTCAAATAAATCTCTGTATGTTTCTCGGTGTAACCAAGGCTTCTCTTTCCTTGCTCTATTTTTACAGTCTTGTTGCCAAGCCATGTCTAATTGTGCTTCGGTATAAAGAACCATTAATAACTCCAAATACGAGGTGCTGCTCGTGATGTATCCATGTCTAAATGAATAAATCTAGAACCGACTGGTCCTTTCTGTGAAATACCAATACGAGGTATTCCATGCTTGAGAGCAACCTCAACGAGGATATAAGCTTCTTCCATACTAACGAGTATGTCTACAGCCTTTCCTGATGTATGAGCACCCGGTGAGGCTTTCTTAGCCTCGACAGGATGTTCTGGAGAACGATAACCACTACTAATAAAAAAAGGAAAATCGCACTCCTCTCGAATAGCATCAAGCTTTGCCATGAAAGCATTATCCATATGACACTCTCCTGTGTGCTTACATGCTAGTTCTTCTTTTTTAAAATATTTATACATTTTTATTTCTTGTAAAATGCTGCTACAATAGCATCATCAAAACTATTAAAATCTTCTTTCATTAATGGATGTGACTTCCAATCATAAACATTACCATCTTTATCCATTACATTAATTTGATATTTACTCCCAGAGCCTCCTAAATATTTATCAGATTGTATTGTAAAATTTTCTCCATTTTTAAGAGTTCCTACAAGAGCAGGTTTGCCTTGATATGTGCTTTCTTTTAATTGAAAATTATCCTCAAATTTTATAAAATCAGTTTTTGTTAAATTTTGTTGTCCCCAATAAATATTTCCTTTTTCATCTTTACGCAATTTACCACCTAAAGAACTACCTAAAGAAGATGTTTCTTTTTTAAGATTTTTCTTTTTAAGTTTTTGTACTCCTTTTTGTACTAATTTACCAAACTTAAAAGGTTTTCTTGTTAATTGACTCATTTGTTTATCAACAGGAGCTACCTTTTCTGTTTCTTCTTGCATTTCTTTTAAAGCTTTTTCCATCTGCGTAAACACATCTGCTGTATCAGCATAGCTTACTCCTGTGTAAGGATTTGTTCGGTCTGCTGGGTCTTCTTTAACGTCACTAACAAGACCACCTGTTCTTTTTAGTTCTCTAAATCTTGTCTCAGTTAGTTCTAATCTATTTGCTAAGGTTTCTATTTTTTCAACTAAATCATTTATTTGCTTTTCACCTGCTTCTTTACTTATTTTACCTTCAACTATTTGTCTTTGTATGGCATAAATAGACTGTCTCATTTCACCATATTGTCTTCTAAATTCTACACTCTTAATGCCTAATAGCTTTTCAACCTCGATAGGTGTCAGTTTAAAACCAAAGGTACTTAGTATAGCTTCAAACGGACTAAACTCAGTTCCGTATTGCTCTTGAGTACCTTCTTGAGCTTGTCTAAATGCTTCTTGAATCTTTTTAGAACCAAAAGAATTTTTAAAAGGACTATAGTCATCAATAACATTATCTGGTCCTAAGAAAGGAACTGTAAATGCTGAAGTTGGAATATTAGGTATAAGTCTATTGAGTATATGTTGTGTTAAGACTGCACCATCATTTCCTAAACCTAACCCGTCTATTTTTTGTTTAGTAAATGGGTCTACTCCAGTAAGTATAGGAATCATGATTTCACCAGCTGCACCAAAGTTAGGTGATAATACAGTTGGTAAATCTATTTGTTTATCTTTAAAACCTAAGAAGTCTAATGGAATACCAAAACCTTTATCACCAACATTAAGTACATCACCACCGGGAATAAAACGTTTAACATCAATATATAGAGGAACTTCTTCTCCTTTTCTTTCTGAAATACCAGAAGCAAATGGAGTCTTAATTAATGTTTCAGGCATGAAAGGCAAACCAAATAGTTTATCCTGCATGTTTTTACGCATTAAAAGTCTTTCTGCTTCTTCGTTGCCTATCTCTTCTTTAATTCTACCGAAGTCTGGGTCTTCACTAATTGCTTCAGCAAAAGGTATTTTACCTTTACCTACTTCATTCATACCATAACCTATGGCAGCCCATTTAGCGAACTTCCAAGGTCTATAAACTGCTGCCTCTGCTAATAAAGGTACAACACGATATGTATAGGATATGAAAGGTGTAGGTGCTCTACGCATAAAGTCTATAAATGGTGCATTGATATCGTAGTCTATGAACCACTTTTTAGCATCAGCTGCTGCTTTATTGACATCAAAGCCCTTTTCAAGCCTGTCAATAAATAAACCCATTCTAAAGACTTGGTCTTCTAACTGATAAAACTTTTCTAATTTACCAGCAGTCATTTCATAGCCTTTCTCAGCTAATCTTTGATATAATTTTTTACTATATTCGGTAGCATTTTTTAGTTCTAAACTACCTTCATCAGCTAACTCTCTTAATGTTTTTTGTAAGGCATCTCTTGTTTCGCCTGTTAATTCTTTGGATACTAAGTCAACATCAAATACTCCGTATTCCTTTGCAAGTTTATACATAGTTGCTTTAGGGTCGCCATCTAAGCCTTTTAAAAGCTCAGAATAGCCTTTAGGAATAGCTTTATATGAGCCTCCAGCAAAGTCCATTAACAGAACATTAGATACTGTATTGTTGACATGAACTGTAGGGTTCCAAGCAGTCTTAGATTTCTTCCAAAATCTGTTGACATCTAAATAGGCATCAAAGACATTTTTAGTTTCTTTTTCTTTAAAAGCATTTATCTTGACCAAATCATCGTGTATTTCTTTTGGTACAAATTTATTAGCAAGTTGTCCGTAAGTTTTGACAGGATTCTTACCAAACTTTAAACCACGAACAATGGTGTCAGGCATTTGCATCCAATCTTGTTCTCTTAGTTCTCCAGTTAATAATTTTTCTTTAAATATTTTTTCATCTAAAGCAAAGTTATTATTTTTAGATACATTAGAATAAAGCTTATAGACTGCTAAATCGTTGGTCATTACTCGACCAGTCTCAGCAACATTAAAGGCTGCATCTTCTATTTCACCTCTAGCCTGTCTTTCTGCTTTTGTTAAATCTCTTCTTAAAGTTACACGAGTTTTTTGTTTTTTACCTTTACCAACTGTAAATTCATCAACAACTTCCCATTCTTTATATTTGTCTATTTCTCTTAAATATGTTTTTTGGTCAATGGTTTTACTGTATCCTCTTGGTCTTAATTCATCGCCAATTATTTTTAAATATCTAGCACCTCGTACAGCCTCTTGAGGAGATTCACCTTTTAAATGTTTTTCATAGGTTCTGTGTAAATATTTACCAACATTTTTTCTATAAACTTTTTCTGATAATAAACCAACATCAACAAGCTCTTGTCCTGTTTTGTCTATAATGTCTCTAGATTTTTGTGAAAAACCAACAAGGTCTTTATTGGTTAAAGAATCTAAATCGCCTGTAATCATAGCATTAACAATTTTTTTCTCTTTTGTAGAAAGAGTAGAAATAAGCTTAGAGGCTTCTGCAAACTTAGTAGCTAAAGCATTTACTTCACCAAATGTGCCTTTTTTAAGAGCAAGGTATTCTTTAGGCAAACCATAATTATCGACCAATCCTTTAGCCATTAATTCTTTTAGCTTGATATCACCTACAGGTATTTGACCTCCTAGTTTGGTTACACCTATACCTCCTGCTCCCATTAAGAAAGCAGCAAACATTTTTTCGGCTTCACTAGACTCTGGGTCATTCCATGCATTATAACCAGCAACACTACCAAATGTACCAACTAAAGCAGAACCCCAATTTTTACCTACAAGGTCCCAAACTTTATCGCCAACATTCTCAGCCCAGAATTTCTCTATATTAGTACCTAAAGTCTTTTTTGGATTCTTTTTATATTCTTCTAAAGTTTTTCTTGTTAATTCTTCTATTTCTTTTTCTGATGAAATAGCCTGTCCTGATTTGACGAGATTAGCTTGTTCTTCAATAATATCTTCTTGTCTTTGCCTTGTTGTTCTAGCAAACTTCATAGGTTTAGCACCTTTAGCTTTTGCTATAGCTTGAGCAATACCTGAACCACCTAAACCTAAAACACCACCTATTGTAGCTCCTGTAAGGGCATTCATGCCTCTGTCTTGCTCTTCTGGTGTATAAGCAATACCACTTTGAAAAGCTCCTACTCCTGTACCAAATGCAGTAGCTTTACCGATACCATTTATTTTTTTACCCCAGCCTAAAAAGGGTACAAAGCCTATAGGGTCGCCAAAAGCACCACCTAAATAAAAACCAAAAGCTTTGTCGCCATATTCAGGATTTTTAAATATTTCTTCAAGCTTTTTATTTTTAACAGAGAGTTTTTCTAAAAGGTCATCGGAGCCTGTAATTTGTCCGTACATTTGTTGTATACCTCGCCATGAGTCTGTGAAACCCATTTTTAAGGCATATTGAATTGCTTCATCTTCCGACATTGCATAAGGAGATTTTGTTTTTTTAATAAGAGAACTAAGACCTTTTTGGTCTTTTTTATTTATAAGATTTTCTAAAGGCATATTTTAATTTTCTTTTATATAACGAGCAACAGTTCCTTTACCCTTTTCTGTATTATAATATTTTTTCCAATAAGCACCTCTACCCTCTACGTCTGAAGGTATTGCTTCTGGAAATATTTTTAAATAAGCTCGGGCAAATGCTGCCGAATAAATAGGGCTATCAAGGTCTTGATAACTTACTTTTGTTAAATCAATACCCACATTTTCTTTGAGGTATTCATTATATGCTCTGACACTAGCTCCAACATCTTCATTTAAATTTAGTCTACTCTGTACTTCATTAAAAGCTTTGTCTTCTACTTGAAAAATCCCGGATGAGTCTTTTCTTTTAAAGGTATTACTATCAGTACCAAACTTTGATTCAACCTTGGCTATCTCTCTTAAAAACTGAGCAGCTTCTGAGCTATCAGCAACTAAATCAATAGCTTTAAAGGTAATATTTTTACCTACCTTTTTAGGTTCAAATACATCATTAGACATATTAATTACTTTTTTTTTTCGTCTTCGTCAGGAGATAATAAAGATTTACCTTCATTAGATATACTTAATTCATCAATTTCTTTTTGTAATTCTGCTATTTTTTGATTAGCAAAATCTATTTGACTTTGATTTAACTCGTCTTCTTTTAACTCTAATCTTTCTTGTTGATTTTTAAGCTCTTCTTTTTTTCTACCAAGTAAAGATGTTTTTTCGGCTCTATTTATTTGTTCAAAAACAGTACCCGGATTATATCTTTCAGAAATAATAGTAGAAATACTTGATTCTATTTTTTCTAATTTAGCAGTATCTCTTTCTTGAGCTTTTTTAGATTGTAATTTAAAATCATCACTATTAATTTTATTTAATAAATTTTGTCTTTCAGCTACTTGAACTCTATAAATATTTTGTTGTTGAGGAGACATTTCATTTATTTCACTATCAGTGGCTAATTTAAATACAGCTATATCTTCATTATTATCAGTAGGCTCAGGTGGTGGTAAAATATCGTTTTCATCATCACCAGATGTTATAACATCACTTACTGGTTTTATAATTAATTCATCAGTTTTAAGATTGTAACCTAATACTACTTTTTGAGCATTTGCAAGTGCTGGTTCTTTTGCAATAGTATCAGTTAATTCTGGAGCTTCATTTAAAAGTTCATTAACATTATAAACTAAACTATTATCACCATAATATTCACCTTCTGCAGTTACACCTTTTATAGCAATTCCAGATTCTAAGTCATTTTGCATACTTTGAATTTTTGCATCAGAAAGATTTAAACCTTCTTTAAGTTGATTAATATTTTCTGCTACAATCTTTTCATCCATTCCTGAAGCATCTACTACAAAACTATTACCAGTTGTCTGAATTGTAGAAACAGAATCTGGATATACAATTCTATTAAAATCTCGTATATTTAAATTAGGTATAAAGGACTGTGCAAATTCATAAGGAGTATCATAAAATCCCTTTGGTTTAGGACCTGTGCCATCACGATAAGCTTGTAAAGCTTCGGTAGGTTCTAATTGTCCTAACGCATTTTTTCGATAAAACCCTTGTTCCATAATATCATCAAAAGAACCAACAATAACTCCTAGATTGTTTTCATAAATTCCTTTAGCTATTACTTCATCATAAGACATTCTATGCTCATTTGGAACATTTAAATATGCATCATGAATAGTTTGTGTTGTATCTTTTAAATTATTTGAAAATATTTTTTGACCTTCTGCAGTTAAAAATTCCATATAGCTTTTTTGAGCCTCGAAAGTTTTTCCTTTTTGATTAAATAATTCTTGCTCGATTGGATTAGTAATAACCTCTTGTTTTTGCACCATTTGAGGATTACCATTTTTATCTGTGTAATTTTGTATGCTTGTTACTAGAATACCAGCACCATCAGGCAATTCTTCAGTAATAAGTTTTGTTTCACCCATAACTTTATAATCAATACTTTCTACAGTCTTTTCAAACTGTGCAGCTAATGTAGGGGACATAGCATATAAAGATTTAAACCTATTATTTACGTCTTCAATATCAGATAATTTAGCTTGAAATGCATTATTTTCATATTGTTTTGAAAGTTTATTATAATCAGTAGTATTAAAACCATTACCTCTTAAGAATGAACCAATACCTCCTATTAGATTAAATCTATTATCATCTTCCATATTGTTAAATATGTTTTCGTAGGATTCATCAATAAATTTCTTTGAAGCATCTAAATCTCTGTAAGGAACTCCAAGGCTATCTAAATCGCCTAAAATAGCATTATAAGCATTGACGAGTTCTTCTTCTCTGTTTTTGAGATAATCTCCATAAGCTGCTGTAGGTTGCTTGACAACATTATTTAAATCTTCTGGAGACATGTTCATGCCTTGCTTTCTAATAAAGTCATCATCAACTTCTTCTCTAGCATAGTCTCTAGCCCAAGCATTAACATCGTTTTTATATTTTGTTTCGATGTCTTTTTGGATATTACCAAACTGACTTAAATGAGCTAATTGTGCTTTGGCATTAATCTTGTCAAATTCTTTTTCTTCTTCTAGCCTTTGGATATTATCTGCTATTCTATTGTTGAATATATTCTCAACACTACTTTTAACAGTACCAGCAACTTCTAAAAATTTATCAAAGTTAGTTTTGTCTTGACCAGTAGCCCTTCTTAAAATAGGGTTTGTTTTATATATATCACCGGGTTTATATGCTTTCATTATTACTCACTCCTCTCTAATAAACTTTTTACATCAACATCTTGCACTGCTTCATTTAATTCTGGACTAACAAAATCAGGTGCTCTTAAATCCTGTGAAGCTGCTTTTCTAATTTGATTTTTCATAATATCTACAGCTTTATTTGTTACTTCTGCTTCTTTATCTGCATCAGCTTCTTGATTCTCACCAGTATATAACTCATAGTCTAATCCAGCTTTTTCAGCCAAAGCCATAATAATAAAACCAACAGATTCAGCCAATAACAATATCATGTCTACAGTCCAAAGACCTCTTGAATAACCAGACAAGAGATATGTTCTAGCAATAGATTCAATAGGAACACCCTCAATAATCATATCTGTTATTTGTCTAAAAGCTTCTTTTTCTGTTAGCTCTTCTAAGATATATATTTCAGCCTCACGTCTATTAGTAAACTGAGGTGGTTGTTCCCATGCATAAGAAACATCTGTTGAATTTGTTAAGGATTGTCCCGGAACTGGTCCAACATAATCCATCATTTGCTGTAAAGACTCTTGAGATAATACTTGTCTACCTGCCATTTTATTGTCCTCCTAAAGATACTGTAGGTGTTGGGGTTTGATAAGCTTTTAAATCTCTCATAAACTTTGAAAAGACATCATCGCCATAATATCCTGCTTCGTACATGCTTTGAATTGTAGGTTGACCTCTAAATCCATTTTGAACATACATAGGATAGTTATTTCTACTATAATCATTATAAGAACTTGTGTCTGTTTGTAAAGGTGTAACATTAATATATCCACCACTGCCAATAACTTCTTCACCTGCACTCATTTCATTTAAACTAGCTTGAACTCCCATGAAACCAGCACCTACGTCTGAAAGACGACTAGCATCGTATTGAGCCATGACTTGTGAAACTTTATCAGCTTGTATATTTTCTAAACCTTCTTTACCAGCAAATTCTTCAAATCCTTTTACTCTACCATTATTATAATCAGTAAAACTATTTAAACGATTGTTAAGTTTTATTTGTTCGTCAGATAAAATATGAGTAGGAACACTTCTATATTGTGGT